GAGAGCCGCTTCGAGGGTGGCTTCATCATTGAGGGGGATTACTCGCAGTTAGAGTTTCGGGTTGCCGGATTCCTCGCCAAAGATGCACAGGCGTACATCGACGTGAAGGACGGAACGGACGTACACAACTACACAGCGTCCGTTATCGGCTGCACACGACAAGAGGCGAAGGCACACACCTTCAAGCCCCTTTACGGGGGCACAACCGGCACAGAGGCCCAGCAACGCTACTACAGAGCCTTTAAGCAAAAGTACGGGGGGGTGACCCAATGGCACGACGACTTGCAGCGTATGGCCGTTGAACGGCGAGTAATCGCACTTCCGTCCGGACGCGAGTATGCTTTCCCCGATGCCCGATGGACGAGGTACGGTACGGCGACACACCGCACATCGATCTGTAATTACCCTGTGCAGGGGTTCGCTACAGCCGACCTTTTGCCTATCGCCCTCGTCTCCTTAGAGAAGATAGTACGAGACTCTGGGGTACGGAGTGTTATCTGCAATACCGTGCACGACTCTATCGTCATGGATGTACATCCGGACGAAAAAGATATTTGTATAGACATGATGAAGCACGCTATGTTAAGTTTACCTTTTGAAACTGTTCGACGTTATGGTGTCACGTACGACATGCCTGTCGGGATAGAGATCAAAGCAGGTAAAAATTGGCTTGACTTACACGAAGTAGAACTGTAAGATGGCCGTTACCAACTATCCAATCGTAAAGGAGTAAAGGATATGGATGGGACACAAATCCAAGAAATGTACAGCGAGATGGACGCTCTCGTTGCTGCGTTGCAGAACGACAATACTGAAGAGCTAAAGAAGCTCACCGGTCAAGGGGAAGGCGGCGGTGATCGCGTCGGACTCCCGCGTCTCGGCATTAACTACGATCAGGAGACTGAGGATGGCAATCCGCTCACGCGGGGCCATTGGAAGATCATGGTAGACGGTGAGTTCTTGTACGCACCGGAAGTCAAAATCCAAAGCCTGATGCGTATGTACGAGTACTCCATGTGGGATGCCGAAGCTAATGAAGGTCGTGGTGGCTTCTCGTGCAAGTCCGTTCAAAAGCCATCGTTCGGTGGTACCTTCCCCGACACTGAGGGAGGCAACAAGTGTGGTCGCCTCACCCGTGACGAGGAAGAGAAGCTGAGTGACCAAGACCCGGCTTACCTGAAGAGTCGCGCTGTGATCTGCAATCAGGTTATCTACGGTACGATCAGCGGCACTTTCAAAGACGGTGCTGGCAAAGACGTAAAGGTCAATAAAAAGCCGATGATTGCTTACTTCAAGAAGTCAGGCTTCAAGCCGATTGCCGACTTCATTAGCGGTCTCGGTCGTCAGGACAAGGTGATGGCGCACTGTGAAATCACTCTCCGCACCCATAAAAACAAGAAGGGCAGCGTGACGTACTGGACTCCGGTACCCACACTGTCCGGCACTGTGGGATTGAGTGATGATGACAAGCATCTTGTCGTCAAGTTTGACCAGACAATTCGTGCACACAATGAGTCTGTGTTGCGTGAATTCAAAGAGGCGCAGAAGCTCCTGCTGTCGGAAGATGACTCCGACTTGGCATCGGACTTCGCGAATGCTTCTTAATATCCAAGACTATATGAGTCGGGCAATCCGGGGGGACACACAAGTCTCCCCGGAGAACCTCAAATTATTTGTTAAAGAATCTCGCGAGGCCATCGAAAAACAGTTCGGTGGCCGCAAACGTGAATATCGTATTCGTATGTCCGGCTTGGGTAAGCCCCTGTGTCAACAGGTTTTGGACAAGCATGGCGTTGAGGAGTCGATGCAATACAACAGCATCGCACGTTTTGCGTTCGGTGACCTGACTGAGGCGTTGCTCATGCTCGTTATGCGCGAGGCCGGTATCGACATTGTAGACTTCCAGAAAGAGGTTGCTCTAGAGATTGAGGGCGTCGTTGTAAAAGGTACGCTCGACGTTATTATACGTGGCGACGACGGCAAGGAGCGCGTCTGGGATATCAAGTCCGCAAGCGACTGGGCGTACAAACACAAGTTCACCGGCTCTGGTGGTTACGAACACATCAAGGGTGATGACCCGTTCGGGTACGTTATGCAGGGGCATTTGTACGGTGCCGCTACAGGCTTGGACTTCGGTGGCTGGATCGTCATCAATAAGTCGAGTGGCGAGGTTGCCATTGTCGAGGCATACGACTGGACAGGAGATGATCGTATTGCGTACATGGTTGAGGCTGCACAGCGCGTCAACTTCCTTGCCGATCCTAACGTAAAGCCGTTCAAACCGTACCCGGATGAGTACGAAACGTATAAGCGGAAGGGCGAGGTGCTTCGTACCGGCAACAAGGTTTTGCCAAAAGAGTGCGGCCTTTGCGGTTTTCGTGGTCACTGTTGGCCTGACGCTATCTTGCACGAGCGGGTAACGTCACAAGCCAAGTCTCCTCCGAAGGTGTGGTACACGCGGCTCAAGACAAAGGAGCTATGATGTGCCCTACGTTTTTATTCGAGACTACGACTTAGAACTCGTAGAACTCAACAAAGATATGCACCATCTTTACGTCGAGTCACACGGGGGTGTGGGCGGCGAACGCAAGACTGTGTTCCTTCGACAACACGAGCGTGGCTTGCCTCTTACATTACGTAACAATTTCAGTGATTTAGGTGCGCTATCATCCGAGACGGAGAAGCGTGACATCACAACCGTTGAGGCAGAAATCGGAAAGATCAGTCGCCTCGCAAACTCTGGAGCTAACGTATGCGTCCCACTGACTCGCTTGACAAACGAATTCTCGCCTTTGGAACGTCTGTCCCCAAGACTGGCAGGGTATCTGCTAAAAAGACTAGCGTCCGTCGGAATGCGTCTATGAAGCAAAGCTCGGCTATGAAAGCCGGATTCCGTTCTACATTCGAGTTGAATTTGGCTCGTGCCCTTTCCGAGAGGGGTGTGAGTTACGAATACGAAACAACGAAGCTGACGTACATACCCAAGCCGCGCACGTACACGCCAGACTTCTACATCCCAGAAACGAACATCTACGTCGAAGCGAAGGGGCATCTCGACAAAGGTGATCGTATAAAGATGCTGCTCATCAAGGAGCAACACCCCGATCTCGATATACGCTTTGTCTTCTTACGAGCGAACAATAAGATTTACAAAGGGTCGAAGACCACATATGCTCAGTGGGCTACGAAACACAAATTTGAGTGGGCAGAGGGGTCAATCCCAGAGGAGTGGTGCAAAAATGGATGAAAAAGAAATGCAGTCAAGCCTAGAGCAAGCCAGCCTTTTGCCGAATCGTTGGTACTTGATTTTCAAGGAAGGTGAAAACGATGAGCATGTGAGCATGACAGCATATGACACTACACCTGAAGATGAAGACGATGAATATATCCCTGCGGGCGTAGTGATCTTGTCCGGACTTGTAGAGTTGATGGAGTCTGACTTCGAGCGAGTGATGTCAGCAGGATTAGCACGCTTACGTTTTCAAGCGGCACAAGAAGCGATGATCGATATCACAGGCAACGGCGTTGACGTAAAGCACGATCCGGAAACAAATATCGTAAGAGTAGAATTCGGAAAGAAGCAATGAAACACGAAGAATATATGAGGAAGCGGATGAAAGAAGAAAGCATGGCAAGTATGCAGGGCGCAGCAAATGCGAACTGGCTGACGGATATGGTCAACAATCCACCGCACTACAATCAGGCAGGGGTTGAGTGCATCGAAGCCATACGTGCCGCTACAGACGAAGGCTATCAGTATTACCTGCAAGGAAACATCATCAAGTACCTTTGGCGCTATCGCTACAAGAACGGCGTTCAAGACCTAGAAAAGGCGAAGTGGTACTTAGACAAATTAATTGAGGAGATAAATGATGAATAACATATTGCCCACGCCCTATCAGCAGTTTATCCACAAGTCCCGCTATGCACGCTGGCTTGACGATGAACAGCGTCGAGAAAACTGGGACGAGACTGTAGAACGCTATTTGCAATTCATGGTCGATCACGTCAAAGAGAAGCACGACTTCGATATGGAGGTGATGTGCCCCGGAGACATAGGTAAACTGCGGCAGGCAATACTTAGTCAGGACATCATGCCATCGATGCGTGCTATGATGACTGCTGGTCCCGCTCTTGCACGGGACAACATCTGCGGATACAACTGTAGCTACATTCCCGTTGACAGCCCTCGTGCGTTTGACGAGTGCATGTACATACTGATGTGCGGCACGGGTGTA